GTATCAGACTCATAATACTGATATGACCACGTGCAAGTGAAGTTCTCAATCGCATCATTTGAAGAATAATCCAACGCAATTTCTGAAATGTTTGCTGGATAAGCTCCACGGAAGGTGTATGTTTTTAGTACAACACCAGAACGATCGAGTTGTTCCACTTTGAGGTCTGCTTCATATGCAATTGGGGCTTCAAGACCTGTATTTGCACTATGGGCATTGATACCATTCATCCATCTTTCAAGTGCATTACGTACCGCAAAGTCAGTGTCATTTACAATAGTAGTTGTCCACTGATCAAATGTACGGTCACCAGCCATCTTTAACTGACGACCGCGGAACGGTACAATAATTTCACCCATCACTGAAGATGGCAAAGAAGCTGCAGACACCATAAATGATGTAAGTTCTGCATCTCCATTTGCATACCCAGGATAGTTGATTGTTACCTGAAAGAGATTGGGACGAGCGCCGCCACCTCTTAGTTTTGCTTTGAAATCATCAACTCCGAGAATTGCCATTGTTTACCTCCTTACACCGTGCCTACGACTTCTTCGAAGTCAACACCGGTACGAACAGCAACAAAGTTTAGAGTCACATAATTAATAGACCGAGCAGGTTTGATGAAGATACTTGCAATGAACTCATTGCGATCTACAACTGCTGGTGTATTATTTGTTTCGTCACATACCACACGGAAATCTGTGATACCACGACGGCCTCTTACTTCACGAAGTACTGGTTCTACAATGTTGACAAACTCTGCCCGAGTAAACTCATCGTTAAACTCAAACATAACTTGTTCAGCTGCACGACCAATTGCACGCTCGAGTACCAAGAATAGGCGACGTACGTTAATGCGGTCAAATGCAGATGGACGACCAAGTTTCGTCTTATCACCAAACAACAACACACCTTGGCCAGGAATGTTTGCAATTGGATTTACACCTGCTTTATACAGAGTGTCCCGTTGTGCTTTTGTTGGTGAGTATGAAATTGCAGTAATACCAAGATACTGGCCACGCCGTGAGCCTGCAGGTGAGAACCAAGGAGCACGGTTAAGATCCGTAGCAGCCATGATACCAGCAGTAGATGATGCGGCAGGAATGTTGATATACTGATCATTAAACTTATCATAAATCTTCAGATAGTTACCATCTGCTACAAGATATGATGAGTTAGTGAATGTATTTGCAGTTGCAACAACATTTGTTGTCATTGTTGCGGTATTTGTTAAATTAACCAAATCTGCTCTACATGGAGAAGCAGCAACAACACAATCCTTACGAAGTGACTGTGCAGTTGTGATAAGGTCATTAACAACTGTTGTGTGAGCTTCTCTTGCAGGCATACCTGGTGCAATTAAGAAGTCAACCTCTACAATATCTTTATCTTCAAAAAGATCAAACCCTGCTAAGAATTCTGTTGTACCAAGTGCATCTGAGTTAGCACCCTTAGCAAATTTGAAGTTAGTAGCAGTTGTCAGGTTGGTAGGATCAAAATTATCGCCATTGTCGATGTTTGTTCCCGCACCAGCTGCTACATAGCTTGAGTCAAACCCTGCCATCCAGACATAACCTGAACGAGCATTGATTACATCAAGTGCATAGTTTGTTGTTCCATCAGTATTCTTTGCGTTGTTACCAACAGACATGAAAGGATATCTTTCAAGAACTGTACCACGTGTCCCAGTGAATTCTCCACCAGAATCTACAACAACAACATGGATTTCATCATTTGATGCACCAATGTCATTTGCAAAATCTGATGTGCCAGGGACGGCATCAAATTCATTTTTATATGCCCAAGCATTAAATGCTGCAGTATCTGGCGGGCACATGGAAACTTTAAGACCGTTTCCAAGTTCTCCTGGATACTTTGCAATAAATGTATGACTTGCTGAAGCCAGCGTAGATTGCTGACCTAAGAAATCTGTTTCGTTTTTAACGGCAGGTGTACCAAGACCACCGTCAGAATCTGTTGCTAGCTGCCCAGTAGTTGAGCGAGCGTTTAAAGCATCTGTTGTCATTTCTCTAACGACTTGGAGTGCACCTGAGTAGCGTAGGAAATAAGAAGCAGAATGCCAATCTATTGTGTTTGCTGAGTCTGGAGTAGCAAAGGTGTTAGCGAGAGTAGTCTCGTTATCAATTAACACTCTTTGTTCGACAGGACCCCAACGAAAGTTCCCAACAATCGCGCCAGTAGTTGACTGTACGTTTGGAACGCCACCAGTCAGATCTATTTCTTTGACGACAACCGCTGGTGAAGCAGACGGTGTTGAAAGTGCCATTTTTATCTTCCTCTGTTAAAAATTATATGGTTCCATA